GCATATACCTTGGTCGGATCAAGCCGAATGCCCAACTCGTGTTCCATGAAACTAGCCGCCCCTGATATGCTTTGAGAATAAAGAGTATCAGGATAGGCACTACCGTCATCAAGCGTAAGGTCAACCCCTACGAGAAAGGTGTCTTTGAGCCATTGAGGGGTCAACTCGTCGAAAATACTAGCCATTATTCACCCCTGTCAGTGACTCAAAAACCTCTTGTTAGTCTTTTTTCTTAGAAGACTTTTTTGACTTCTTAGCAACAACTTTCTTAGCAACCTTTACTGGCTTCTCTACTACCTTATCGGCAACTTCCAACCAGTTCGGGTGACCTGCTAACTTTGCTGCTAACTCTTTGCTGATGTCTCCCTCGACAACACCCTCAGAATCCAGTGTAACAACACTGTCTCCAAGGATGTATGTTGAGAACATCGGCTTACGATGTTTCCAAGCCATGCAGACTCCCTTAGTTAGTCAACTGTGATATTATCTATGACCCAAGACTTTTTAGGAACCGACAGTACCGGCGCCCCGAAAAGCATGAGGAGGAATGGCTTGCTGGTAGCAATTTCCGCTAACGGCCTACGCATGAAATCCAAGAGCCTGACGAAACTCAACATGCTCGGATCGTGGCTAACAGCAAGAGCAGATGAATGCTTAGTTGATTTGCTGAATGTGTCGAGAATCTGAGTACCAGTTCCAGCGGCGTTGTTTGTGTTTACAGCATGGTCGAAGAGGAAAGTACAGGTTGACTCTGCACCGTTCTTCTCTGAGCGGTAAACTCGGTATGACTTAACGCCAACAGCAGCAGCCTGTGCAGCAGCATCGTTGATGTCAATGTCTACATCGTCGCCAGCGACCAGAAGCGTTGCCGCTCCAGAAGCAGGTGCGCGTAAAGGAGCACTGTAACCGCCAGCGGATACTGCTACTACTTTGTAGATGTAGTCTCCTAATTCGCTTGCGGGTGCGCCAGTTCCAGCAGATGCAGGTGTAGTGACGGCAACCAAAGTTGGTGTCGCTGGAGCATCCGCACCGCCTGAACCAGAAGCAGGTGCTGGGAAAGCAGTGAAGAGGAAAGGAGCAGACTTAACAGGAACAGCACCCCAAGGAGCCATGATGCTAAGATCCCGTGCGCCAAAAGTAAACTTAGAACCTTCAGAGACGCGGAGTTGGTCGTGACGCCCGTACTGAACAGTCTCGCGGATCAGTTTCTGGTGAACACGAGGCTCAACATAGAGACAGTCAGGCCGTCCGTAGTTGGGTGCTCCGTACAACTCACCAAAAACGCTTTGGAGAAGATCAGCAGTTAAGCCGCCTGACTCGTTACGCATGTCAGTGATGTTGCCACCAGCGCGTGCTTGCTTGAGAATACCATCAAAAGCAAGTGGGTTCATTGTCTCATCTCCGTGGAAGAGGCTACGCTCTAACTTTTGGAGAAGACGGAGAGTACCGCGTTGGGTTTCTTCAGCAAGTGCGTTAGCATTCGGAGAAATGATGCCGACCATTGTGGCGACATCAGTTACTTCCCGACGCTCTGCGAGATACTTGATCTTCACATTTTTGCGTTCGTAAGTCGATTTATTGTTGACACCAGCAGAACCCTCCGCGATGAACGGCTCCAAATCCATACCGTGATCGTTAATCACATTGTACTCGTGAACGGTGTTAGTAACTTGCTTTTTCGCGATTGCTGGCCAAAGTACCAACTCTTTCATGGAGTAGGTTGCGCTGGCTAGAGTTCCTTCGATGGATTGTGGCACCAATGGTGACATTGATCCAGAAGACATCCCAGCGGGGGTTTGGTAACCCACCTCTGCTGACTTGCGAAGTGCTGTGTTGAGTCCCATCAGATCGCTGACGGAAACCATATCATTGATTTGCGGTATGTGCATTTTGTCTCTCCCTCAGAGAAAATTGTTATTACAGGTTGTACTCTGAAACGACAGCACTAAGTTCAGCACCACTCTCTAAGAGAGCGATAGCAGTTCCTAACGCCTGTTTCCGTGAATTGTCGATCTCATCTGACTGAATGTCAGTGATTGCTTTGCGAATTACATCGCTTCTGTTTGATCCGACAGCGGCATCACCGGGTGCGGCAATAGTGCTGGCAGTCAATGCGCCTTTTGCCATTGCTGGCTCGCCAAGAGTGTCGGCAACTTGACCAAGGCTCTTTGCGATCTCTGATTCGCGAGTTGAAAGTGCGCTTTCAATGCGAACAAGTGATTCGCTGATTGCGACAAGGCTCTTAGCCAAAACTGTTTGTGCTGCTTCACGAGCGACCAACTCCTCACGGCTTTGCGCTAGGATTTGATCGGCACCCTTAGTGATTGCTTCAATCACATCGTTTGCCTCTGTCTCAACGGCTTCAACAGCATCTTCTGTTGCTGATTCCTCGTCAAAAGCGTTGCGTAGGTCGCCAATGGCTTTAGAAAGAGCCTCGACATCAACTGTCTCTGCATCTGTGTTTTCGATTTGGTCACTCATTGTTGTTCTCCTAATGAAAGAAATTATTTTACTGCTCTGGCTATCTCAACAGCGATTGAGAGTGCTCTGGCATAAGTCAAAACGGGAAAAGTAGTAGTTAGTTGTAACGCCAGATCATGGGTAGACATGCGTTTTCTTTTGTAAGCATAAGTCCCATAGGACGCGATTGCAGGTACAGCCTCAAGATGTTGGGGAACGAGAGGCGAAATAGACCCTGCTGATGGCGATGAGGGAATCTGGTAACCAACCTCTGCTGACTTAGCCAAAACCTCTAATCGAGCATCTGGGTGAACAGGGTGTGCCGTAATTGCTACATTCAAAACCCGCGCCTTGACGATCTGTTTTCCCTTGCGGTATTTGACCTGTCCCTCTACAGAAAATCCTAACTGACGATTGCCCCCTGCCTTCTTCATGGCAACAGCGGTTTCGTAAATCTCTTTGGCCTTTGGCTTATGCAGATAGAGGACTCCTTCAACCTGCGTTGCTGGCTTTCCCTTATATGTGGTAGACGATATTCTCTCAGGATGTCCCAAAACATTCTCAGCACCTGACATGTGCTCGTAATTAAACCAGCCTTTAGACAGGAAATAATCCCAATCCATTCCAGTTTGGCTAAGAACCTCGCCTTGCTGATCGACCGTTTCCGCTGAGATGATGCCGCCTATTCTGCCAACCATTGGCTCGGCGTCACCACCATTGGGGTTGCTTTTGAGAATATCAAAAGGTGCCCATGCGGAAAATGTTTCAATCTTACTCATTCAGCGATCTCCAACCCACCATCGACAGTGACAACCATCCCCGGCGGTACTACAACAGTATCGCATCGACAGTTGGGGTGTAGAGGCCAAATTGTCGGAACCCAAGATGTTGGGCGTTTACCCACATTTGTTCCATTAGCCATAAGGTCTTCCACAGGGAATATCACTGGGTTGCCCTCACCATCTCGATATAATCTCAGACAATGGGAACAGGCGTTTGTCTCCGTTACTCTAGCAACCCTAGCCTCTTCACCGTAACTCTCGATAGCATCCAGAAGATGCCCCTCGTTGTAGGCTCCTTGTAACTCTGTTCTAGCAATTCTTTCCCAGTTTCTACCCCACTCGTTTGTGGCATTACCAAGTTCACTTGCCAACTTACCCTCATCTCTATGGCTTCTAAGTGCCTCCCCCGTCTTCTCTTGGATAATTTTAATCCTCTCTGCCCTTTGTGCAGCGTCAACCTCTTCTTCAATTTCTTCTCCGTCCCACACTTCTCCTAGTTTATTATCTAGGGTATCAGCAGCGATATTTCCCAAACCTCTGCAATACTCACCAGCGCGGGTAACAGCCTGTTGGTATGCGTAACTATCGCTTGCGCCCATCCAATCAGGAGGCGTAACGGTAAAGGGGATAACGGGTTTTCTCTCATCGGGAACAGACGGTGCGGGGATAGACAAAATGGTTGGCGTAATATCAGGTGTTGGGGTTGCCTCCCTGTCTTTTTGTTGCGCCTCCACCAAAAGGTCGTGCCAATCGGTCATAGCCCAACCTCGCATCTCGTTTCTCTTTTCCCCACCTGAATCAGTGATAGCCATAGAGACAAGGCGAATATACTCATAGGGATCTACTGTGCCATCGCCTAACGGAACCCGCAAACTCCCAAACTGTTCTGATGTAATAACGCCTTTCTCAACCATTTCTTGCAGCCGTTTAGGAGGAATGCTGACCCGCTCCGTACCAAACAACTCCAAAAGAAAAGCCTCGTGATGCAGGTTTATTAGGTCTTTTATCGCTTTCTGTAGAAGTTGACGGTTCATTCGTCTATCTCTTCTATCGCCTCGTCAACTTTAGCCAGTATAGCCTTTGTAAGTTGCTGCATTCTGTCGTTGTAAGCCTTAACCGTATGGTCTGCCAACTCCATTATTACATCCATCTCACCACCTCTTTCTGGGAGAGATTTGTGGAAGTGCGAGGGTAAGTGCCCACAGTCATGACCAAGTGCCTCTTCCAATGCAGACTGAAGCCCCAAAAACCCCTTAGAAAGTAGGTTTTCGATGTCCTCTTTATTAAACTCACCACTGTGGCTTTCGGTAATAGAGATCTTCATTGAGTCGCTT